AATTCCTCAACGGTGACTAATAGACTCATTTTTTACTCGATTTCTTTTTCTCTGTCTTCTTCACAGGCTTTGTAACGACTTTTTTAGCAGGTTTGGTAATGACTTCTGGTTCTTTAATTGGTTCAACGTTAACGGGTTCAGGCTTGGGTTCAGGCTTTTTTTCAGGTTTAGGCTCTTCGAGAATGATACAGCACTGGTTAATTCGGTGCCATTCCTCCTCTGTAATTAAACCAATCCAACCTACTCTTTTCCGTGCTAGTCGTCCAGCTCCTGGAAGACGGATAGGGACAGATTCTGTTAATTTAATTTTAACCATTATTTGATCCTAATATCCTGGTAACAGTTGCCAGCATCGGGTGCGCTAGGTGCTTCAGCAGAGTAGAGTACTGCACAAACAGGAGGTGCGGTATCGTTGGTGGTCACTTTACAGGCTACGTAAACAAAATCATCATCTAGGTCAAGTGCGTCACACTCTACACTGACACGGGTCATTGCGTTGGTGACAGTTGTGATCAATTTGGCGGTTTCCTGTACACCGGATTCTGTGATTGTACCTCCCTTTTCGGGATAGAGAGATCGAACAGTGACAGCGGTACCATCTGCAGAGGCAATTAAATAATCGCCCTGAGCGTTGTTGATACAAGAGACGAGTCCCGCTGCGTTTGCAAACTCATTGGCGGTTGTATCTGTCGCGCTAGCGGCGGTGTATGTGGTTGCTGAACCGTACTTGGAGTGAGTCAAAATAACGGTCTTTCCGTTCGTCACGGTATCAACTAAGATTGATAACTCATTCGCTCCGGTTCGTCCGGTAATAGTACTCGTAGCAGTGCTTGAACCGTCTTGGTCGGTGATTGCCTTGGCTCCAGTTCCTGATGCGTCCGTAGCTTGCAGGATGTCAATTTTGGCGGTTTTGGTGTCGGTTTGGTTGCCAATTAATAGAGTCCATGTATTGTGCTTGTTGGCTTTAAAATACCGCCCTGTTACGTTTGTATTGGATACTGCTTGAGGGGTCAAACCCATTAAGTGTTTTACTTCATCAGCTGTTTTGTTAATCATTTCACCCTCCTTTAGGCTGCTAAACCAATGAATGGGCTCACAATGGAACCGTCATCACGGGTTATATATTTATCCAACCACGTATTGCCATCAACGGTGTAACCAGCTCTAATAGTGTATAGATCAGCGTTAAATTTGTAATCAGCTGAAGTATCGATCTGAAGAGCAGTTCCAACGTAGGTGACGTAGTATTGGAAGTTACACAACATAATATCATTCGCACTTCCCAGACTAGAAGCTGAGGATGTCCAAATCACGGGGATACCATCTAATCGGCCGTCTTTGTAGACGCGATCGCCATTGGTGGAATCATCTCTCATGGCTCTTAAATAGTCAAAGGTGCTTTGAGAGGCAAGCCAAACATAATTGTTTAACTCGTCCATCATTGCGACTTTTTCCATGGCTAATATATCAGCCCACTTCACTTGAGAAGCGGTATCTCTGGTAACGGAATAAAAAGCATCGGAATTCTGGAATCCGTAAGGTTCTCCGGCTCCCGATCCACTGAAAAACTTTGTATTCTCGTACTTCACAGCGGCACGTTTTAAAACATTGCCCACATAGGCTTCGGCTTGTGCGGCATTTCTACGGAGTTCGTTCGAGATGTAGACTAAACACCCTGCTTTTTTGGGTTCTAGGGTGAATCGTTTAATCTTTGAATCGGTCTCCGTGTAGTCATGCCCTTCTCCGACAGGATAAAAAGAGCCCTCAGAGAAAGCTCCTGTGGAATCCTGTTGTAATTTCAACATTGTCACTTTTGCATCGGGTCGGGTTCGATCGGCGGGGATGTTGAATGATCGAGGTCTAACAATACTGTTGTTCTCGATGTATTCAAAATACTGAGGAATGTTTCGGTCGGTAACCCAGTATCCACCCTCTTCTCCTACGCCAGTGAAATAACCTTTTTCATTCAGTCCACCAACAAAGCTTTTGATCGTATTGGTGGGTTCAGGCGGTTCCATATTGGCATCTTGATTCGCATTGACTGCCAACTGTTTACTTAAATCTGCAAGCTGTTCTTTCATACCAGTCAAATCTTTCCCATACTCAGATTGTAACTGTTCATAACTTTTCTTGGTTGTTTCATCGATAAGCTGTTGTTTCAGCTGTTCGAGTTTTTCATTGTTGTCCATGTGTCCTCCTTAGGATATTCTTACGATTTTAAACCAAATAATTCTGCTAGAAGCTCATCTTCTGTCGCCTCTTTCTGAGGCTTATAGACAGCTTTCTCAAGTTTCTCTAAACGCTCTATTAAAGGGATTATATAAGACTTACGTCCACTTTTGACCCACTCTAAATATTCCGCTTCCTCAGGATAGAGAGATTTTCCTACAGCCAAAGCTGCATCTAGTTTTAATGCGCTGTTTTGCTGCAGGGCTTCTCTAAGGGAAGGGATAGCAACGTGGGAAAGCTCCAATAATTCAACATTGGTGTAGATTCTATCCGGTGTTTTCTCTCCGTACTGTTCTACCCAATTTTGATAGACCAAATCATTACGGTCAGACGTCCACTGTTTCGGCATGAACCCAACGGAATAGGCAGCCATGTTCTGAGAGGCTAGGAAATAGCACCAATCGGCTCTATCATTCCCTTTTCCGTTGTAGTACATGACTTCCACTTGTAGAGAGTCTTCACCCTTCTTAATTGAGAGGGCTTCCCCCACTTGGGAATCTGTCCCGCCGTAATAATCGTGATTTGCCATGATAATAGGATGCTCCTGATAGGATTTTAAATCCCATGCGGAGGCAAGAATGCTTTCGTTGTCTCGGTCAATGGCTTCCGACGAAGCAATAACGGGGAAGATTGTTACCCCGTCTTTTTCGTAGCTTTTTTGTTTTTGTATGTTTATACGTTTCATGTTACCTCCAGTCGTATAACAGAGAACATCCGCAGTTAATTGTTTCACTTGCGGGTCCGTCTCCTGGACCATACATTAAGATTCCTCCAACGTCAAAATATGCATCTAACGGTATAAAGTGATCTGGATTCATCGCTGCGTGCTCTTCTCTAGGGTTTGAGGCTCCAGAATGTAACCATGATTTCGAGTTCATCCCGTTTTGTCTAGCGCCTTCTGTAGAACCTCTGGTATTCGCTCGTGTGGATTCAGTTCTAGCGATTCTCTCCGCTCTGTAATCCATCCATCCGTTAAATTCACCTTCTGTCTGCTCCTCTAAGAGCTTCATTGTGTCAGTTATTCCCAACCCCTCTGATCGTGCTTGTTTGAGAACTCCTCTGACTTTTTCTTGTAATAAACTAACGGAGTTTTCGTAGATATTTTGGGATAATAAAATAACCTGTTGTTCTAACATTTGTTGAACGTAGGGATCTTCTAGGTTAAAAGAAATTCCAACGTTTTTGAATCCTTTTTGACCATAGGCTAAAATAACACTTTGACCAGCTTCATAGTACATATTGGGAAGGTACTGTCTAGCGATAGATTTTACCTTATCTTTGTACTTAGAGGGGATCGTGAGAGTCTTCGCATCGTCAGGGAGTTCCATCTCTTTCAACTCTTTCAAGATATCTTTTTTCATTTGCTTAAAGTAGTCTTTAAATTTAGGTCTCATCTGTTTAGCGAACCGTTCAACTCTATTATGATTGTCGTTTTCGATGGTTTTTATATCCACTTTAAAGGATTTCTTGACGTCAGGCTCTTGGCTAAATGACATCATCTGAGGTTGTTTTGGTTCGTTGCCCCAGCTAACGGGTTCTAGTCCCATGTTAAACCGTACTTCATTGATAGTCATAATGTTTTGTGCAACCAGTGGAGTATATGCTAAGGATTGGCTTAGTTTAGCCCTCTGTAATTCAGGTATATTCACCGTATCAAATTCAAACGTTCCCTTGACGCCTATGAGTGGAATGACAAATTTGTTAATTTGATCGGCTAAAAGTTCAGCTTTGGGAATGATGGTATTTGTGATGTAATGTTCCATAATAGGCTCTTTGTTGTCCCATCCTGATTCCATCCGTCCTAAGACTAGGGGAGGAACGCCAAACGCCATCGCAATTAACTCAAGCGTAACGTTATCAGAAGCCAATTGTTTGAACTGGTCAGGTGACAGAGAGAGAGGTACGATTTTCAACCCAGAATGTAGTATAGGTATCCTTCCAGCGTTCTTGTGTCCTGAATAAATGTTCCGTACCTGTTCTTTTAGGAGATCCATTTGCATTGCTTGAGGGGCTTGCTCTGTAGTCATGTAAGAATTCGCAAACATCCCGTGATCGTAGAAGTTTTGAACCGCCTGGGTCTGCTTGTAGCTTGTGTTTGCGATGTCTAAAACCGACTCCGTCAATGCTGGTTGCCCGTAAATGTGGAGAAATGGGCTGTAGTTGTGAATGATCACCGTTTCTTTTCTCGGAATCTCTCGCAGATTTTGCCCTTGATGATAGCTTATTGTGTATTTGTCTACCTTTGAGATTTGGGCTTGGTCTAATACGGTTAATATAGCTCCATCGTACCACACTACAGCGTAACCTTCTAGTTCGCACCATGCGTAGATAGAATAGATAATTTCAGAGAAGGTAAAAAGAGGATTCTTTTCAATCTCGATTGATCTTCCCAAAGAACTAATCCTTGTCCCATTATGCTGGATACAGGAAGATATATAGATGCTTTTTTGATACGCTTGAAGGGAGTTTTTTATTTCCGTGGGGGGTGTCTCAAGGAATAGACTATCCCCTGATATGATGCTCTTCTGCTCTTTAAAACCTAAAAGCCTTTGGAGTATGTTCATACCCTTGTTATACTTTTTTATAAATGGTTGTCAAGTTTTACACAGGTTTTCCACATGTGGATAACTATAAATCAATCATGATAATCCCTGGTTGAGATGTTCTCCCTCTTGTAGTGACTGCGTAGCGTATTGCGTCCATAGCGTGATCGTTTACTTTGATAGGCTCCTCAATGACTGTCCCGTCCTTGAGTTCTCTATAAGAGTAGCCTTGGATTTCTTTAATAATGTTCGGAGAGTCTTTTGTGATGTGTATTTTTTTATGCCTTAATAGGTCTATCCCAGCGTTTACAGAACCTTGTCCCTTATGCGCTGGTTCAACATACAATTTGAGTCGTTTCAATTCCTCGATTCTATCGGGTTCAGCAGCATCGCAGTAAATGACCTGTTTAATATTTTCGAGTCGTGCCCCTATTTCGGGAGTGGTCAACTCTTTTTCGTAGAGAACTTCCTGAATATAGATATCATTCTCGTTTTCCACAACTTTTACACAGGCACAAGGATTAATAAAGCCAAAGTCTAAACCGTAGTAAACATCCCCTTTTTCTGGGAGTTTCTCCACAATATCCCAATTCTTATAGACGATGTTTGTTAAAACTCCCCATTCTCCCTTTGTGTAGATCTGATAGAAATGAGGGTCTAGCTCTTCGTACATTTTGTAAATCTTGACCGCTTCCTCATTTAGAAAGGGATTGTCTAAATATGTCGAGTGGTGGATTTTGTGAGGAATGACATTGGTGTCGATGATTTGTGTTTTGATGTAGTTATGAATGTCTATAGGGTTGAATGTTATAATCGTCTGATTTCGCCTCTTTTTTGGCTTCAATCGATTTCTCGTGAATAGATGGTTGAACGTTTGAAAGTCTAGTTCGGTTCCTTCCTCTAGCCATACAACATGGGATTCTACGGATTGAATTTTTGTGACGTCTTCGAGCTGAAGGAAGTAAATTGTATTCCCTCGGAATTTAATGTAATTGTCGGATTTATTCTCATACCACCGATACCCGTACTGGTAGAGTTCTTCTAATCGTGCTTGAATACTTAACTGAGCTGTAATCTTTAATTGTGGTCTATATTTCCTCCCAACAACGATTTTAAGCCCTGTATTTTGCAGACAAAGGATGTCGATAATGTATTGAGAGACTGAATAGGATTTTGAAGAGCCTCCCCCGCCTTTTAAAAGTAGGACGGGGACGTCGTCGGAGTCTATCAACCATTGTAAAATACCTGTTGCTTGAATGTTCATTTACGTCCTAAAAGGCCCATGGATACAGGTTGTTTATATAGCCTCGGTGTGGCTGGGAATCTTTAAGTAAGATTTTACAAGGAACGGTGTGGATGTTTAAGCCACAGTGAGGCTGTTTTCTTAAAATAAATCTTTCTCGACGAATTTTACGAACAGTGTTCCTGGAATACTCCCAAACATTTGTTGTAACAAATTCAACGCACACCGAAAAACGTTGCCCGTTTAACAAATTTGAAATTCTCGCCAACGGTTTTAAATTTTTCATTTTTTCGCTGCCCGTTTAACGGATTTCGTTTTTTCGCCAACGGTTTTAAATTTACTCATTTTTGACTGCCCGCAAAACAAATTTCGTTTTTTCGTGAACGGGCAATGACTACTAGAAGTTTGGATTACCCGCAAAACGGTTGTGTTAACGAAATTTTTGAGCAGTGTCGCTGGTAATCCGTTGAACAATCGTCTTTGAGAATTTTTTGAGCAGTGTAGATATACACATCCACGTTGTGTTTCCTCGGTGGAGGAATAGCATTTGAGCCCCTCTACATCAAGGTTCATTTTTTTTGGTTTTGAGCTGATTCTTATCATTGATGATCTCAATTTTGATTTCTGTGTCAGGAGTGATATTTGTCACCTCTTGACGGTCAGATTGTCCCAGATATTGCTTGCCTAGCCAGATTGCCATCGTAGCGTTCGTTTGTGCCATTTTCATTTGCCATCTTCTAAGGCTCATTTTCCCAGAGTTAGCAAACCTTTTAAATGACTCTTGAAAAGTCTCCCCATATGTTTCCTTACACCA